AAGAACTTCGAGAACTTATTTGGAAGAGTCAAGAGCTTTATCCAAAGATTTACCCCGGCATCAAGTGGAGTGAACGCAAGATGCAATGGGAAGCTCCATCAGGGGCAAGACTGTGGATGTCTTACCTTGATAGAGATGAAGATGTGTTGAGATATCAGGGTTTGGCGTTTAGCTGGATTGGTTTTGATGAGTTGACGCAGTGGCATACGCCATTTCCGTGGAACTATATGCGTTCTCGACTGCGTACAGCAGCGTCAGACCTACCAATCTTCATGAGAGCTACTACAAATCCGGGTGGACCGGGCCATGCTTGGGTGAAGAAGATGTTTATTGACCCTTCTCAAGCGGGTAAAGCGTTTGATGCTACAGATATTGAGAGTGGAACCACCTTGGTGTATCCCAAAGGACACAGCAAAGAGGGGCAAGCACTGTTTAAGCGTAGGTTTATCCCTGCTATGCTGGCAGATAACCCCTATTTGATGCAGACAGGTGACTATGAGACTATGTTGTTGTCTCTTCCTGAGCATCAGAGGAAGCAATTGTTAGAGGGTAACTGGGATATTGCTGAAGGTGCAGCATTTCCTGAGTTTAATAGGCAGATTCATGTGGTGGAACCATTCCACATACCAAGTAATTGGACTAAATTTAGGGCTTGTGACTATGGATACGGAAGTTATAGTGCTGTGGTGTGGTTTGCTGTGTCTCCAAGTGAACAATTGGTTGTCTATCGTGAACTATATGTTAGCAAAGTGCTTGCCAAAGACCTCGCTCACATGGTGATGAGGGCTGAGGAGAACGATGGCCCTATGAGATATGGGGTGTTGGACAGTAGTTGCTGGCATAAGAGGGGTGATACAGGCCCATCACTGGCAGAACAGATGATTGGAGAGGGCTGTAGGTGGAGGCCATCTGATAGAAGTGCTGGAAGTAGGGTGGCGGGTAAGAATGAGCTGCATCGAAGGCTACAACTTGACCCCTTTACAGAACAGCCAAGACTAGTTATAACAAGCAACTGTGTAAACACGATTGCTCAGCTACCCATCATACCTTTGGACAAAAGAAACCCAGAGGATATTGATACTAAGGCTGAAGATCACTTATATGATGCTATTCGGTATGGAGTGATGAGCAGACCTAGAAGTAGTTTGTTCGATTACAATCCATTACATTCTGCTGGTGCTGGTATGAAGACAGCAGACCCAGTATTTGGGTATTAAAGGGTATTTATGGCGACAAACAATTTCATGGATGATAAGTCCATTGGTTTAGAAGACAAGAAGGAAGGTGAGGCTGCACCATTTACTGGTGGTGGTCTTTTAGTTTTTCTAAATGATAGATACACTAAGTCTGAAGAGAGTCGTAGACAAGATGAACAGCGTTGGCTGAAGGCTTATAGGAATTATCGTGGTTTATACGGCCCTGATGTTAAGTTCACTGAGACAGAGAAGAGCAGAGTGTTTGTTAAGGTGACAAAGACCAAGGTGCTTGCAGCATATGGTCAAATCACTGATGTCTTATTTGCTAATAATAGATTTCCTTTAAGTGTTGATCCAACTGTATTGCCAGAGGGTGTAGTTGATTCAGTACATTTTGATCCTAAGGCTCCAGAAGATGCTGAGCCTGAAGTTGTTTCTCCATTTGGTTACAAAGGTGATGGTAAAGATTTACCTCCCGGTGCAACCTATGCCAGTTTGATGGATAGACTTGGACCACTGAAGGAACAACTTAAAGATACTAAGAATTTAAAAGAAGGTCCGGGTGTTACACCTACCTCTCTTACATTCCATCCTGCTATGGTGGCAGCTAAGAAGATGGAGAAGAAGATACATGACCAGTTGGATGAGAGTGGTGCTAATAAGCATCTGCGTTCCACTGCCTTTGAGATGGCTCTGTTTGGTACAGGCATCATGAAGGGTCCATTTGCTAAGACCAAAGAATATCCTAGCTGGGATGATGAAGGTACTTACAAACCTGAGATGAAGACAGTACCAGAGACATCACATGTTTCTATCTGGAACTTTTATCCTGATCCTGATGCTTCCAACATGGAAGAAGCTCAATACATTATTGAGCGTCACAAGCTGAGTGCTACACAACTTAGGGCTTTGAAGAATCGTCCTTTGTTTAGAAACACTGTTATTGAAGATGTCATTGCTGAAGGTTCTTCTTACACTAAGAAGTATTGGGAAGATGACTTGAGAGACTATGCTCCTAATTTGGGAGTAGATAGATTTGAAGTGTTGGAGTATTGGGGCAGTGTTGATATTGACATGCTCAAAGAAAACGACATTGAGATTCCTGAAGCTTTGTTGGAAGTTAAGGAGTTGCAAGCCAACGTATGGTTCTGCAACAGCAAAGTGATTCGCTTAGTGTTGAATCCGTTTAAGCCCGCCAACATTCCGTACTATGCTGCTCCTTGCGAACTAAACCCCTACTCTCTATTTGGCATTGGTGTTGCCGAAAACATGGACGACACCCAGACCCTCATGAATGGTTTTATGCGTATGGCAGTGGACAATGCGGTGTTGTCGGGCAACCTTGTATTCGAGGTTGATGAAACCAATCTCGTTCCCGGTCAAGACATGACAGTGTTTCCGGGTAAGGTGTTTAGGAGACAGGGTGGTGCTCCCGGTCAATCTTTATTTGGAACACAGTTTCCTAACGTGGCTGCACAGAACTTGCAACTGTTTGATAAGGCTAGACAATTGTCAGATGAATCAACAGGTATGCCTTCCTTCTCACATGGTCAGACAGGTGTTAGTGGTGTAGGAAGAACAGCTTCTGGAATTTCTATGTTGATGAATGCTGCATCAGGTAGTGTTAAAACCATCATCAAGAATGTGGATGATTACTTGTTGGCTCCGCTTGGTAAAGCTTTCTTTAGCTTTAACATGCAGTTTGATTTTGATAGATCTATCAAGGGTGATTTGGAAGTTACAGCCAGAGGTACAGAGAGCTTGATGGCTAATGAGGTGAGGAGCCAACGCTTGATGCAGTTCTTGCAGATTGCTAGTTCTCCAGCATTGATGCCGTTTGCTAAGTTTCCTTACATCATTCGTGAGATTGCAAAGAGTATGGACTTAGATCCAGACAAGGTGACTAACAATATGGATGAGGCTTTGCGTCAAGCTTTGCTGATGCAACAAGCTACAGCTCCTGCTGTTCCAGCAGAGGGTGCTCCTCCTATTGCTGGGCCAGAAGGTGGTCCTCCTCCAGTGGCTGATATGACTGGTGGTGGTGGTGGAAATATCGGTGTTGGTGCTGCACCAGTGCCGGGTGAACAAGGATTTGCTGGTAATGTCCAAGCCGTACCTCCCCAAGCTTAAAGGCTTTGTAAACACTCATGTAACATGGGAAGCGTTCTTAGATTTGCTAGATGCAGAAATTGCAAACAAGCAAAAAGATTTAGAACAAGCTTCTGAGATGCGTGAGATTGGAAAGGCTCAAGGAGCCATTGCTGCTTTACGCAGATTGAAATATCTTAAGGATGAAGTAAATGTACACTAATGACACAGATAGACTGTTTGCTGAAGGCGGCATAAATGAAGAAGGCGGTACAGTAGATCCTGTATCTGGTAACGAAGTACCTGCTGGTTCTTTACAAAAAGAAGTTAGAGATGACATCCCTGCTCAGCTTAGCGAGGGTGAGTTTGTTCTTCCTGCTGATGTTGTTAGGTATATTGGATTAGATAGACTAATGAAGATTAGAGACAAAGCTAAAGAAGGCTTGGCTCGTATGGAAGAGATTGGTCAGATGGGCAATGCTGAACAAGCAGAAAGCCCAGAAGAACCACATGGAGATGAGTTTGCTTCTGAGATTGATAGCATCATGAGTGAGCTGGATAGTGAGGGTGGAGATAACAATATGGCTGTTGGCGGTATGCCTACTCCTAGCACTGGTTTTGAAGTGAAGCAATTTAAAAAGCCAGATGGTAGCTCTATGTTTGTTACTTTTGTTAATGGTGAACCAGCTAGTACTATTCCAGAAGGTGCTCAAGAAGTAAACATTGCTAATCAAGCACAGCAAAATCAAGCATCTTTAACAGCCACTGAAAAAACAATAGGAAATAAAAGCAACATTGGAACAAAAGAAAAGATGCTGTCTTCTATTGAAAACGTAGATCAGCGTTTTGACAAAATGTTTGATGATAAAATAGCTGAGATGGGAAGAGACAGAAAAAATCAAAAAACAATTAATGAAAACATTCCAGTTGAGGTAAGGGATTTTAAATCAACAGACTCAGAACTTACTAATTTTTCAGAAGCTGCTGACTATCGACTGACAGATAATGTGGGAGACTCTATGTTATCTGGTTCAATGAATCAAGCTGCCACTACTCCTGACTTAATGGCAACAGCTCCAGCACCAACTAGTTTAGATACTATTCAAAATAGTTATGCTACTGGTCCTGAGCTTGCTATGGCTAAGGGTGGATTGGTTGCAAGACGTAAGAAATAATATATAATATGAATACCTAAGTCTGAGGTGGGCAGACAGGTACTTAATAATTCCCACCATCCTTGGCTACCTATCTCCCTGTATTGACAGCTACAGTTAGCCCCAACTTTAAAGGTAAGTATGACAGAAGCGGTAATTAACCAGAATCAACAAGCTCAGGCTTTTTCTCCTTTCAGTAAGCGTAATGCTAACAAAGATAAGATTGAACAAGAAGAAGCAGAGCTTAAACAAATAGCTGAAGATAAGAACAAAGAGCCACAGGAACCACAAGAACCTGAGGACAGTTCTTTAAACGCAGAAGAGAAAAGCTTTAAGAAGCGTTATGGAGATCTGCGTAGACATTCTCAGCAACAGCAAACTACTTTGCAAAAGCAAATTGATGAGCTTCGCTCACAGCTTCAGCAGAGTACAGAGAAACAAATTAGTCTTCCTAAGAGTGAGGAAGAACTGGCTGAATGGGCAAAGACCTATCCTGATGTTGCAAAGATTGTTGAAACCATTGCAATTAAAAAGGCTAAGGAACAAACCCAAGCGTTGGATGAGAGATTCAAACAGCTAGATGAGAGGGAGCATAAGACATCTAAGGATAATGCAGAGGCTGAGTTGATGCGTTTGCATCCAGACTTTGATGTTATTCGTGATGATGATGACTTCCACAACTGGGTTGAAGAACAACCTAAATGGATTCAAGATGCTTTGTATGATAATGAGAACGATGCTAAGTCTGCTGCCCGTGCCATTGATCTTTACAAAGCTGATAAAGGTATTAAGGTTAAGAAAACCACCACAGATAAAGGTGCTGCTGAAAGTGTTAGCACCCGTGGTAGCCGTTCTGCACCTACAGGCGAGAGCACAGAGGGTGTCTTTTATGAGTCACAGGTAAGCAAAATGTCTACCTTTGAGTATGAAAAGAATCAAGAAGCTATTGCTAAAGCATTACAATCAGGTAAATTTGTATACGATATTAGCGGAAGTGCTCGTTAAGTATTGACAAACCTGAAACAACTGGTATAACTTTAAGCAGGACTAGGTATCTAGTCTTGCTCCTATGGGCCGTAACAATGCTACACTACCCCATAGAGTTATCTGTCACGCAAACAATAAACTGTCAGAACAACCTGAAGTTTGTTGGCCTGTATAGACAAGTGGAGGCATCCCTGTTCTATACACACCCATCAAATACAGCCTCTGTGGTGATGTTCAGCGTATTTAATTA